TCAATCGTGACCGACCGGGCTGAACATGTCACGTTGTCGGCTATCCAGATCAGCCTTACGCAACACCTTTATGACTCGGTAGATGAACTGAAGCGAGAACCCGTACTTGCGAGCGAGCTCTCGGTGGTTGTTGCCTCTCCACTCCTCATAGATCTGATGGTGCATGCGCGAGGCCTCGATTCGCACCCCTTTGGGCATGTACAGCTGCTGACCGCCCCACTGCTCGACCATCCGCATTGCAACGTCAGTGCCTAACGCATTCGCTGCATCGGTGGACACACCGAAGGCCTCAGCAGCAGCGGCCGATACCTGCTCAGCCAGATCGTCAAGCAAGTCCCCAGCGGGGCTCCGGTTTGCCGCCTTCATTTGGCCTCCCGCTCAATGCGAGCGACCCACTTCTTCATTTCCTCGATTACTTGGCTGGCCTGGTCAGCCGTCAGCCACTGCAGCGCCTTCGCACCGGTTCTCCCTTGTACGAAACTCACCAGTGCTTGCTCGGAGGCATCCCTGAGAGCGCCCAGATCGCGCAAGGTGAGCCAGAGCGAACGGATCTTGCGCGATGAGGGATCAGCGGCCGGCGGCCGCTTTTCCTTTCCGTTTGGACGGACCTTGAAGCCTTTGGTCTTCAGCTCTTCCAAAACGCGCTGCAAGTTTGGAACGCTGAGTTTGGCCGACGACACTGCTCCTCCAAGCCCTTTCATACCCGACAGCATCAGGCGATAGGTGTCGTCATCCATCCGCAGCTCGCGGCGGGCTACATGGATAAGCTTGATCAAACGCAGGCGATCCGGGCTAGACGATGCATTGTTCACTGGATGGTCCCCCGCCCGTTCGCCCCAGAGGCTGCGAGCCTCTCCAGCCGGCGGATGCGGCTGTGCAACTTCCTCTCGACAGTCTTCTGCAGGTTAGGCACGGCGAGCGCGGCGCGGCACTCGCCCACGTCAAAGCTCTCCAGGGCGCGCAGGCGACTTTCGGTATCCACTGCGCCGTACTCCCGACCCACTGGAATGAAGGGGTTGGCCTGCGACATGACTACTCCTCCTCGACAGGTGAGTTGTCAGTGACTTTAAGCGGGAGGTTCTCGAACCAAGACCGAGCCATGATCAGGCCGATACGGAACCCTTGCAGCTTCTCACCAGTCAGCACAACGGGGTTCGTCTCGCCCAGTCGAATCTCGGTGTCGGCTGGTGATGAAAGGACCTGTTCAATGTTCCCCATCTTCCGCTGATGCCAGGTAACCAGCATTTCGGCCACACGCTTCAAGTCAGTGTTCGAGCAGAAGGCCTCTAACATTTCGCGTAAATCGGTTTTCGCTTCTTCGGCGTTTTCCAAGGCATTGCCCTGATCGAATGGGCCATCGACCAGTGACCAAGCGCTGGCAAAGACCTGGACCTGCTCCATGATGGAGTCAATGCTGATGGTGCTTTGTTCAACCATTTCATACCCCCGCCAAGGTCAAGTTGATAGGAGCGTACTGGTCGGTGTTTCCTTGGCGTTTGTAGACGCGGATGTAAACGGCGGTGCCGTTCACCTGGATGGAGTCTTTCAGCGCATCCATGGCTGTCTTCCATGCTGGATCATTGATCTCAACTCGCAGCAGACTGAGGACATCTTTCACCATCAATTGGCCCTGGCGGTTGGCCCGAAATGCGCGGTCAACCAGTACGCGCAAATGGTCGTTGGCTCCTTCTGACCAAGCGCTGATGCACTGGTTGATCAGTTCGCGGGCGGCCTGGATCTCCTCGGTAAAGACAATACGATCTGCATAAGCGCGTTCGATCTTGTACTGCCCATCATAGGTGGTGATTGAAACGTTACCTTTCTGCCCTCCCAGCTGGACGCCGTATCGCTCGGAGGAGACGGCAATCAGGTCCGCGATGTCGGCGAGCGCCTGTTTCTTGAAGTCGGCCAGCAAAGCGCTGATCCGCTCGGCAGCATTGCCCAGGTCACGGGCAACACCGTCACGCAGCTTGTCATGCTCACGGACCTGGTGCTCAGGCACCAGGTGTCCTGCTGCATTCATCACGAAGCCAGCCGGGATCAGGACAGCCTGGGTTTGTTGGTTATTGGTCACGGGTTGGCTCCTGAGCAGGGGAAAAGGTTTTGCAGCCGCAGCGCGGACAAACGGTGTCGCTACGCCCGGACCGGCTTGGGTGCGGGCGACGATGGAGGTCAGCCAGGGGCCCCACCCAACGACAGCGGCGACACTGAAGAAGCCGATCAGTCATCAGTGCTTCCTCCGTGCAGCCTTTGCGGCGCGCTGGTCCTGCAGTCTCTCCGCGAGATACCGCAACTCACCGTGGATCTTTGCGTAGTTCCCTGCGATAAACAGGTCCAGCAGCTTTAGCAGCAGGTTGTTGTGTTGGACCTGGTACGCCTTCAACTGGTAGATCTGTTCATCCTGGCGGGACAGTTTGCTTATGGCCTCTTCCGCCAGCGCACAGAGTTCCTGGTGGCTGAGCTGGGAGAGGCTTCCCGATGCGGGAGGAGCTTGAGTAGCGGCCTTGCTCATTGATCCTGCTCCTTTCTCGGGCCGTACCACACCACATCCACGCCACGGATCGTCACGGTGGAGATCGTGAGCCGTTCGGCGCTGGAGTAGCGCATCGAGCGCAGTTCATGGCCGAAGCGGCGCGACATCAAGTCGACGCTCTCGGGCTTGATCAGGATTTGGTTGTCAGCGAGCTTCAGACCGATGATCTCGATACCGGCGCTGCGCATGTCGCGGGTCAGTTCGTTAAAAGCCGACAGCTTCACTGGGAACTCGTCTGCCAGGATGCTCAGAGGTGGCGGGTTGTGGGTAACCATGATGACTGTGACCATGTCACACCCCCTTCACAACGTCGGCCGTGACCACGGGCTCACCGATCTGCGCGGCCAGATTCATCGCCGCCTTCATCAGGTTGCCCAGTGCGAGTGGATAGAGCTGGCTGGTTTTGTCCCGTCCACTGGTTCTGAGCCGCTCGACAATGGCCCGGACACCACAATCGCTGATGACATCCTGCAGCGGCTTTTGAAGCCGACCGAACCGGAAAGCCAAGTGTTGTTCGACAGCGTCTGCTGGAATTGGCGGCACAGTCACAATCTCGATGCGTTGCGCGACCTCCCGCACTTCGCCATTGCGTGGGCTGAGCTTGATCGCCAGCTCGGGCTGGCCAATCAGGATGATCGAAACCAACTTGGTAAAGCCCCCGACTTCCAGCTCACGCAACCGCTTCAACTGCTTGAGCGTGGGGATTGGCAGCGAGTGTGCCTCTTCAATGATCAGCAGATGACGATTACCAGCGGCATGACTGGTCTTCAGCGCGTTATGCATCTGGCCGAAACGGGCCTCAGGCGAGGACTTGGTTTTCTCCAGGGGGGCCACCGCAGTCATGATCGCTTCCGCGATGTGCGTACTTTTCAGGGTTTTGCCCTTTGTGTCGTTGTCCTCCATCGCAAGGATGTAAGGCTCGATCACCAGCACAGGCGCGTTTTCAGCTTCGAGACGGTTACGCAGATCACGGCGCAGCGTGCTCTTGCCCGCGCCGGACTCCGCGATCACTGCCATGAACCCATCATGCCGTGCGACCTGGTACATGGACTCACGGACGTACCGGATATCGGGGCTTACGTACATGTCCTCGGCATCCTGCAGCTCATCGAGCGGATCGCGGAACAGACCGAACTGTTTACGGGCTGCTGGTGTAAGTACCTGTTTGGCCATTAGCATGGGCTCGCACTCCTGTTCGTTTACTTGGTCGTTTTCGGGTGGGGATGCTGGGGCCTCGGCGTTGGCGCGCCGGGGCTCCATTTCTTCGAATGCTGCACCGATGGCAACGAGGTTGGCGCCTCGCTGTGCCAGGAACGTCTCAATGCGGTCCTGCAGAGCAGCTTGGTCCAGCGACTTCGGCCACTGGTTGTGGTTGATCAGTTGCGCGATAGCGGCCTGACTGAGATCCACCGCGCGGGCCAGATCGGCCTGCGAGGCTTTGATCGAGGCAAGCACATCCTTGAGCTTCAGCATCAGGCGACACCTCCTACAATCCGCAGGCCCGGCCGGGCAGGCATCCGCAGTTGTTGAGCGATGGCGTCGAGCTGATCCTCCGGCACGCCGTTGGGGTAGTTGGATTTGAGCCAGGCCATGGAGTCGGCAGTCCACGCATTACCCAATTGGGCGCGCAGCAGCTTTGCCGCCTCCACATGCGAGAGCGGTAGGATCTCCACAGTTGGCTCAGGGATTGGCGAGGCCGTGCCACGGCGTGGCATGTAGGCCGGCAGCACCGTATCGGTGATGTGTTTGTGCGGGTCGATCTGGCCATTGAATGGCAGCACCCCGGTTTTGCGCGCCGCAGCAGCTTCATCCTGTGAGCCGGTCCCGGTAACCAGTTGCTCAATGGCTTTGCGCGCCTGTTGGGCCGGAGTCTCTGCGTGCGACTTGAAACTCTCGCCAATCATGGCCGAGGTCACCTTGAAGCCATTGGCGTCTACGCCAATCCGCTCGACCACATGGAACGTCTCGCGCCCATCCTCACCGAACAGCACCACCTGAGCGCTGTCCTCGTCGCGCCAAGGGTTACGAGTAATCAGCAAGGTGTCGCCAACCATGATGCGCGGAACGGTCGACACATCAAACTGTGCGCCGCGATAGGACACTTGCAGGAAGTCATTGACCTTCCGCGTTTGAGGTGTAGTTACCGCTAGCTCCTGGCACACCTCAGGCGATGGGGCCAGGCGTAGTTGGTCAGACTGGATGGTGAGCCACTGGCCATAACGTGTGCGGCCGTGTCGCGTGTGGATGGCGGTAGCATTGTGGTAGCGCATCCATTGGCCAGCCCAGGCGTTGATCTGCTCCAGCGTTTCGGCTTTCTGCAGCTTCAGAGCGGACTCGAACTCCCGCTCTACGATGTTATGAGCCTGCTCAACCTGCCCCTTGGCACGGGCATTGCCAACCTTGTTAATGATCAGCTCAATCCCAAGCGCCTTGCACAGGTTGCGGAAGATCGCGGAAGTCATTGCCGCGCCTGGGTCCGTCATGATGATGAACGGCACACCGTGGAACGGATCATGCTCCCCGCGCTTCTGCATGCAGCAGATCAGCACGTTGCACAGGTTTTCAGCCGACTCGGCACCCAGGACGTACTGCACATAGATAGTGCCGCTGGTGTGCTCAGTGATCACATAGCGCCAGAGACGCTTGCGCTCGATCTTCTTCATGTTGCCTGGCTTACCGTCGTAGAACTCTGCCTGGCTCATGGTCTTGGCGCCATCGTCATCCAGGTAGAACTGCGTGGAGATAGAGGCGTCGATCTGCCAAACGTGGTTAGGGTGACGGCTGGCCAACGACACTGCGGGCTCAGGCTGCAGCAGCTGATCAGGGTGCAGGCGATAAGCACGCAAGGCGCGAGTAATAGCGCTGATCGATAGCGAGGTAACCTCACCCGTTCGCTCGTCTACACGACCGGCCAGAATGAGCCCGTTGCTGCGAAGTCGTTCTACTGCCCGCTCTACGGTTGAAAGCTGTTTGTTGTTCGCACGGATCGACTCCAGGAGCAAAGCCGAGATCAAATAGGCTTCTTCCTGGCTGAGTGTCGTCTGGCCTGCGTCCGCTCGACGCTTGCGAGGGGTAGTCACAGAGACCTCCCGAAGTTTGCGATAGAGAGTTGGCAGGGACAGGCCCAGCTCAACAGCCGCTGCTCGGCATAGCTCGGTACGCTGGCCATGCGCTGCAACTTCAACTGCACGGGCCAGATCTACGAGACGTTGGGTCACAACGGCGTTCATGGGTTACGCCCCCGCCAGCGCTTTGGCGACTTGCTGTTCAGCGTCTTCACGCATCCATTCGGGGGTCGCATCTGCGTCAGGCGTGGCCGGAATGCCATACTCGTGACGGATCGAGGACACGGCTCGTTCAACCTGGGCGAGCAAGCCCGCGATAACAGCGCGATGGTCGGCGCCACTCTCATTGGCGTGCAGGACGAGGGAGTGAACTGCTGGGTGCAGTTTGCAGACGATGGCGGCCTCAGCTTCGGTGGCCAGCTTGGTAGCTTCCTCGCGGATAGCGCTGACCTTCTCGTCTGGAGTACGACCACTGACCAGACGCCGCGCCTTTTCCAGATCCAGTTTGGTGTCCTGGAGCTTGCTGGACGTATCCGCCAGTACCTGGCTCTGCGCCTCATAGTCGGCGTTCACGTTGTCCAGTTGCTGGGCCAGCGCCTCCTTTTCCTTGGCGTTCTTGGCGATGAGCTCCTCGGCAAGGTCAAGGAAGGTGTCCTTGTCACCGGCTTTGGCCGCTTCAAGCAGAGCCGTTTTTTGGTCTTCTGGCAGCCGGCGATACTGACGGAGTTCGCGGTATCCGATGCCCATGCGGGACATGGAATCGAGAGCCTCCTCGCCCAAAGCGCGAAGGTTGGAGATGTCTTCATCGACTTGCTGGCGAGAGCGTCCCAAGAGAGAACAGAAATCATCCCAAGTGCCGGAGAACTGCTGACCGTCAGCAGTTCGTTTTCCCTGCAGGCCCCGATACAGCTTGTTCTCTTTGACGAACGCCAGTTTAGAAGTGCTGACCGTCAGCGAAAATTTGCTGAATGCGTCTGCCATCTGAACTTGGCCAAGCAGTTGGTTGACCAGGTCTCGCTCCTCTTGCATGCCTTGGGCAATATCACCCAAGGCCGTCAGCGCGTTGGCGTCTTCCTGGAATGCCTGCGAGTTGATCTCGGGCATCGGGTTGATCTCCGGGGTGCTCGTTTTACGGGCCATGTACGTCTTCCTTAATCAGTTGGGGATGCGGGTGTAGCGCTGGCGGCGTTCGTTCAGCTCGTGCTGGGCTGCTCTCAAGGCTTCATCGAACGCAAAGGAAACCTGTACCAACCGAGGGCCGAGCAGCCAGCGGTGATGGTCATGTGGGCTTCGGTCTGCCAGCCCTGCGGTGCGGAGGTTTTCCAGGGCACGGAGTGCGTTGTCGTTCGTGCACTCCGCTGCCGCAGCCACCTCCTTCAGAGTCATTCCGCGAAACTCATTGCCAGCCAGGGCAAGCATCACGCGCAAAACACGCTGGACCTGCTCGGATGTGTACTTGTCCTCTTTGCTCATGACGGCTCTCCCAGCTCCAGCTGTGGATGGGCGTGCTGCTGTACGTTGCCCCGGTGCCAGGCAAGTTCCTCAAGGGCGGTCTGGATAGAAGCAAGCGCGGCACTGGCCTCGGCGTTGTCTGCGTAGAAAGCCATCAGTTGCCCGGTGGTCTCATGGAGTGCGGCCTGTAGCGACTGGATGTCATGCGCATTGGTGCTCCGACCAGATGGCACATCGATCAGCAGCTTTCCGCCGTTGCCGGCCAACCAACGGGTTACCAGATTGATGCCGCAGGCTTGCTCATAAGCGGGTATCAGCACGGCGGGCATCCGGCCGTTCGCGATCCACTTGTACAGAGCCCAGTGATCTTCCAGGCCCATCAAGGAAGCGATGCGTTCGATGCTGTAGTTGGCGCGCTCTTTGGCATGCTGCTGGCACAGCTTCAGAGCATCACGAAGGTTGGTTGGCTGTACTCGTTTCCACTGGCGAGGGCTCATTGGAAAGCCTCCGAAGTCAGCAAGAATGGGCCTTCCAAACAAAAAGCGGGTTTGACCATTGGTAATGTCATTGCGCCATGCACAATGAAATCAGGTAAATTCCCTCGAAAGGCGAAAGCGATGTGCAATGACCTGCAACGTTTGCAAGCACAAGTGGAAGCGCAAAGCGCGGTGATCGAAGCGATACTGCGTATCTGTGTACAATCCTGCGATGTAAACCCGTTGGCCTTGGCCAACGAGTGGCGAGCATTGAGGCATAGCCCTACTTTTTTCGCGGCAGACGCAGCGGCGAAGCGGCGGCTAGCTGATGAGCTGGATGCTTGGGCGGATATGATCATCATGCAACTTCCAACGCATTTGCCGGATCGGTGCAGATCTGTCCCGCCTTCAAGCCCAGCTTGATGGCAATCTCATGGGCCTGACCGCGCACGCACTTTTTGCGGCCGCCGAGCACCTCAAACACAAGGTTTGGGGAGAACTGGTTGGCGATTGCCCACTGGGTGATCGAGACGCCCTTGGCCTTCAGCTCCGCACGGACCAGGTCGGGGGTACGTAGCTTCATGAGGGAAGCTCCTTTCGAGGGGTTATGGCGCCTTTGTTGGTGCCGACTAAATGACCATTCGTGGTGGGATGGTGTGGGTTAATGATGGTATTCAAAAGAATACCTGTCAAGAGATTTGGTATGGAAATTCATATCGGAGAGCGCTTGCGAGAAGAGCGCGAGCGCCTCGGCTTTACCCAGCCGGCATTCGGTACGATTGGTGGGGTGCAAAAGCTCGCTCAGCTCAAGTATGAGAAGGGGGAGCGCTTTCCCGGCGCTGACTATCTTGCGGCCGTCGCCAAGCTAGGGGCAGACATCCAGTACATCGTGACCGGTGTGCGCGGCGCTGATGCGTTGACGGAGGAAGAGGAAGAACTGGTGACTCTTTTCCGTCGGGCGCCGCTCGCCGTCAAGGCATCGACCTTGGCCGGGCTGGCTGCTGGGGCACAGGGGCAGCCGAAGGAAAAAAGGAAGCAAGCGTTTCACGGGAGCGTAGGCCAGGTAGTGGAAGGTTCCATTACTAATGAGGCCGAGGTTTCGTTCAATTTCGGAGTCGGCAAGACCAAGGAGTGAGCCATGCGTCAAGACTTCCATGGCGATACTGGCCAAGTGGCCGGAGAGAAAATTGTTAATCGAGGGGGTAACACCCGCTTGGAGCTCAATATTCAAGGGGATAACTACGGTTCTATTTCTATGGGAGGGCAAGGCCACAGTGATGAAGGCCGGCCCTTGCACTTAGCTTCTAGACAAGAGCTGACTCACGCCCTGGCTTATTGGCGCGCACAGTGGTGGAGCGGTTTTCGGGGCTTCTGGTTTAACCTACCATGCATACTCATGCTGGTCTTGATACTGGGTATTGTTGCAGGTCTTCTCACAGGCGTTCTCGTAACCAGCGACCCTCAACAAATGTGGATGTTGGTTATCCCCATGATGGCGGCAATTCTCGGGTGCGGGTTATGGATGAACCATATTCGACGCATAGAGGAGCGTGTTATGGCAGAAAGTCGAGCGGCCATCGACGCGATAAGGACTGAGCTTCGGAAGCGACGTTAGCCTTCATGGTTGAGAGCCGAAACCTCATAGGGACGATGCCATCAGCCCTTAGCTAGGGACCATTGAAGCATGGCCCCCATCATCGGAAAAATTGACGGACGCGGCACTTTATATAGGGAGATTTAACTTGAGACTTCTAATTTTTGCTTTGGCTTCTGTCCTCTCTGTTGCTGCGAATGCAGACACCGTAGCGACCAAGCTAACCACACTGAGCTTGGATAAAGATGTGAATGAAGACTCACCCGAAGTCGCTAGGACTCAAGCTGCATTGAGCCGGGGACTGACCGTCTGCAACTTTGAAAATGAAGAGACGCTTGCCAATACCGCTTGGTTCATCACCAAAAAAATCCGTGAGAAAGGCCAGTACGCAGAAGCAACGGATATTATCGAGGGGGTGAACGCTGCCTTACTGGGGGCCAAAGCAAAGCAAGACTGCAGCGAGATCATGTCTTTGTATGCGGTCAACCGAATTGAAGGAAACACCCACTCTGATGCAGTGACCGGTGCACGCGGCCTCTATCGGGCGATGGGCTTGGTAAAATAAAAAGCGGCTTGATTTGATAGGAGGCAGCCAGATGTCGAGAGATGGGTCCAAAGACAAAGTGCGTGACGAACGCGGTCGGAGCAGTAATCAACAAGAGAAATCCTCAAACGAGAAATTCAGTGACGAAAAACGCAAGGACTACGTAGTGGATACACTCAAGCCACCACGGAGGCCAAATGGAGGGAATGGAAATGGAAATGGGGGACGTTGCTGAGCTTGCAGAGAAGTGGGATGACATGCTGTTCGGAGTGCGCCGCTCCATTCGCTACCATCAGCGCCGTCGGGCCTTTTTTGATCGCCTCGACCAGTCCTCTAACATGCTATCGGTGTTTTTCGGCTCCACTGCGATCTATGGCATTTTGAAGGATGACTATCAGGCCTTGGCTCTAGGAGCTTCTGCATTAGTCACGGCCTTAGCGTCGATCAATTTAGTCGTAGGTAGTGCTCTTCGCGCCCGGGCTCACAGTGATTTTGTTCGCCAGTATATTGATCTTGAGAAACGCATGCTTGGGCAACCTGATGAACAGACCTTGAAACAGGTCACAGAAGGTCGTTTGAGCATCGAAGCTCAAGAACCGCCAGTTTTGCACGTGCTGAACGCGATCTGTCATAACGAAATGATGCGGGCCATGGGTCACGATAAGAAAGACTTTGCCAAAATTGGACCTCTGCAAAGGCTTTTCGCGCAACTGTTCGATTTCCGCGAGCACACTATCCACTAACTCTTTAACCTCGATTAAAAGCGCCTCGCCTACACGCCGCCGATCATGGCGGCGTGTTCGTTTCCGGCGCTCGCACCCTGCGGCGCCGAACCAGCAGGAGGCACCATGCGCCCCAACTCTCCACGCGGCATCCGCAACTTCAACCCCGGCAACATTCGCCATGCCAAAGACACCCGCTGGCAGGGGATGTCTGCCAATCAAAACGACAAGGACTTCGTTCAGTTCACGGGCCCGCAATGGGGTATCCGTGCCATTGCCCGCACGCTGATCACTTACCAGGACAAGCACGGCCTGCGCACTATCCGCCAAGTCATCGGCCGCTGGGCACCGCCCAACGAGAACAACACCGAAGCATACATACGTCAGGTCGCCACACGCGTTGGCGTGTCTCCTGATGGCCGGATCGACATTTACGACTACCGCACCATGCGTGCCCTGGTCGAAGCGATCATCCGCCACGAGAACGGTGCTGGCCCGCTGCCTGATGGCAGCTGGTACGGCGAGGCGTTGATCAACGAAGGCCTGCACTTGGCAGGCGTCGTTCCCGATGCGTACCACGGGGAGCAGGCATGAAGCTGATCGACAACTGCCACTGCTGCTGGAAGCTCCACAGCGTCCAGCTGGCAATCGTCATCGCCCTGCTGGGGCTGCTGCAGGGCACCATTCTGCCCATGTGGGAGGCTCAGCTTTCCCCGGCGAACTACGCATTGGCCAACAGCGTGCTGGCCATTCTCCTTTTCATGGCCCGTCTGGTGAAACAGGGGCCAGTGCAGTCTTCGCAAGGGGGTGAGTGATGAAGCTGCTCGCCCGCTTGTTCACCCATCTGCTTTCCCTGTGGCCCAGCATTCTGCCGAAGTCAGGTGCTGCCAGCTGGCATGGTCCGCAATCCATAAGCCGTTCGGGCAAGACCGGTGTAGCTGCGATTCGCCGTGCGGCCCGTAAGGCTCGCAACCTCCGGAGACATACCCATGGGCGCGTTTGAGTCGCTGCGTCACTTCATACCCATCCTGGCGGCCTTCGCCTGGATGGTGACTGTGCTCATTGCCTTCACGGTTGGCGAGGAAGGTGCCACGACTCGCGAGCGTGCTGCAGGTAATGAAGCCCTGGCCAGGCTGAGGCAAGAGCGTGCGGACCAGCGTGCTGAGTTGACCGAGGCAAACCTGGCCAAGTTCCAGCAACAGGTTGAGCGCGTTAACCAGGTCGCCCAGCAACTGCAGCAAACTCAGCAGCAGCTCGCCAGCGCCCACCAAGAGCTCCAGGAGCGAATCCCCAATGTCACTACCGTCTACCTCCCGGAGCCCGCTGGTAAGCCTGCTTCTATCCCTCGCTGCGTGTTCACTGCTGGCTGGGTGCGCGACTTCAACCTTGCCCTCGGAGGCGCCCCTTTGCCTGCCCCCACCGCAGGCGCCAACACCACCGGCTATGACGCAGCCACCTGGCCCGCCCCCGGTACTGCGCAAGAACTACTGGAAAGCGGGGTCACCCCCGCAGACATCCTGGCCTTCGCCCAGGACTACGGACGTTGGGCCCTGGATCTCCGAGCCAAGCTCGTTGCGTTTCAACGTAAGGACTGACCGCGTATGGATGTAGCTGATCTCGCGCAAGACAACGATTTCAATGAAGCCGCGTTGCAGGCCCACACCTCGGGCCTGCAGCGCCGCTCAGGGCCTTCCGCCTACCGCTGTGAAGAGTGCGGTGACGCGATCCCCGAGGCACGCCGTCAGGCCGAACCGGGGGTTGAGCTGTGCGTGGAATGCAAGACCACCTCTGAGCACCTGAGCAAACGGGGGCTGCGATGAACCTGAACGAGCTCGACTTCGGTTTCCAGACGGTGCAATGGGTCGTGGTCACCGTGATCGGTATCTACACCTGGATGACCAATCGGCAGGCCGCCAGTGCGCAAGAGATGCTGGAGCTGCGCACTCGCATCGTTGCCCTGGAGGAACGCATTCGGCACCTGCCGGACCATGCCTCCATCACCGAGTTACTCGGTGATATGAAAGCGGTGCGCGCTGAACTGACCGCGATGCAAGGCCTGACCCGAGCAGTGGACCGCATCAACGACTATCTACTGCGAGACAAAGCATGAGCCAATACGCTGAATTCTTACGCCAGGACATGCGCCTGGTGATCCTTCGACTGCTGGCGGAAATGCCTGCGTATCGTGCCAACAGTTCCGTGCTCAATACCGCACTCGACAACTATGGGCACAGCGTCAGCCGTGACCAGGTCAGGACCGAACTGCAGTGGCTGTCGGAGCAAGGGGCGGTGTCCCTGGATGATATCGGTCCGGTGCTGGTAGCCACGTTGACCGAACGCGGCCAAGACATCGCCGCCGGGCGAGCGCGCTGCCCAGGCATCAAGCGACCGGGGGCATAGCATGGCGGGTAAATCGTCAGTCAGTCGGCTCCCGCCCGTGGTCAAGGCGTACCTGCAGAAGCTGTTGCGTGAAGATCGAATGACCCTTGATGAGATGATCGAGGACCTGCGCAGCCGCTTTCCCAATGAGAAGGTGCCCAGTCGTTCTGCCCTGGGGCGTTTCAAGGTCGGCTTCGAGCAGCTCACCGAGAAAGCCCGTCAGCATCGCGAACAGGCCGAGGCCTTTGTTGGTGCCCTGGGCGAGGATGCCAGTGACAAGACCGGTGCCTTGTTGGTGGAAGCGATCTCGACCCTGACCTACCAGGCCGCCATGGGTGCCCATGAAAAGGATGAGGTCACCATCAAGGAGGTGGCCACCCTGGCCCGTGCCGCCAAGGCGACCATGGAGGCTCGGACACTCAGCGTGAAAGAGCGCCAGGCCATCGAGAAAGTGGCACGTGATCGCCTGCTCCAGGAACAAGCCGCCGAGCTGGATAAAGAGGTCCGCAGCGGAGGTATGGACGAAGAGCAGGCCCTGTTCTGGCGCCAGAAGTTCTTGGGAGTGAAGGTATGAGCCAGCCGGCAGTCAAGCCCAGTACCAGCACGCTGCGCGTTGTCGAGTGGGACGAGCTGCCGGAGTCTGTTCGGACCATTCCACAAGGCTACAACCCCATCACCGAAGGTCTGCTGATGGCCCACCAGGCCGATTGGCTGGCCATCCAGGCACAAATCAAGCTGTGCGAGAAAGGTCGTCGTACCGGGATCACCTTCGCCGAGGCGCTGGATTCGGTGATCACTGCTGCCTCCCGCAAGATCGCGGGAGGCATGGATGTGTTCTATGTCGGCGACACCAAGGAAAAAGGCCTGGAGTTCATTGGCTACTGCGCCAAGTTCAGCCGGGTGATCGCCGAGGCCCAGGCTTCAGGCGTCAGCGAGATCGAGGAGTTTCTGTTCGAGGACCAAGACGACTCCGGCAACACCCGCCAGATCAACGCCTACCGCATTCGCTATGCCTCGGGTTTCAAGATCGTCGCACTGTCGAGCAACCCGGCCAACCTGCGCGGCCTGCAGGGCAAGGTCATCATTGACGAAGCAGCCTATCACCGGAACGTCTCCGCCGTGCTCGATGCTGCAACCGCATTGCTCATCTGGGGCGGTCGCATCGTCATCATCAGCACCCACAACGGCAAGGCCAACGCCTTTAACCAGATGATCGCCGACATCCAGGAAGGCCGGTATGGCGATGCCGCGGTGGTCTACAAGGCCACCTTCGACGATGCCGTTGCCAACGGCCTGTTCGAGCGGCGATGCATGATGCGCGGTGAGACGCCCACTGCCGAGGCCAAGGAGGCCTGGTACAAGAGCATCCGCAATGCCTACGGCCCACGCAAAGCGCAGATGCGCGAGGAACTGGACGCCATTCCGCGTGACGGTAACGGCGTATGCGTGCCAGGCGTGTGGATCGAGGACGCGATGCGTCCAGGTCGCCAGGTACTGCGCCTGGCCCTGGACGAAGGGTTCACCCTGCAGCCGCTGTACCGACGCGAGGCGTGGGCCGACACCTGGATTGAGCAACACCTGGTCGAGCTACTGCAGCAGCTTGACCCCGAGCTGCGCTGGTTCCTGGGCATGGACTACGCCCGGCACCGGGACTTTTCGATCATCTGTCCGATGTCCGTCGATCAGCAGCGCCATCGTGATGTGCCATTCGTGGTCGAGATGCACAAGGTGCCGACACGTCAGCAACAGCAGGTGCTGTTCACCATATTGCGCGGTCTGCCCAACTTCATCAGCGCCGCGTTGGACGCCTCTGGCAACGGCGAAACTCTGGCCGAGGATACCGCCGATGAGTTTGGCCGCGAGCGTATCCAGCAGGTGAAGCTCTCGCGGGCCTGGTACGGCGCCTGGATGCCGCGCTTCATTGGCCTGTTCGAGGACGCCACCCTTACGCTGCCCAAGGATGACTCGCTGCACCAGGACATCCGCGCTATCGAAACCGTGGATGGCATCCCGATGATCGTCAAAGCCCGCCAGCAAGACCTCAAAGACCCCGAGCTTTATCGCCACGGCGACTTCGCCGGCGCTGGTGCGCTGGCCACTTTCGCAACCTTGGAGGCGGCCTCTGGCCCCGTCACCGTCAAATCTCGCCGTCCCAGAGCGACGGCCCGCATCACTCAGGGGTACGCATGAGCAGCAAAGGCGTGTGGGTCAGCCCCACTGAATTCGTCACGTTCGCCGAGGCCAAGCGCGACAAGAGCCTCACGGACCATATCGCCAGTCGTGGCCGCAGCTTTGATGCCCAGGCGTTGGGCATGTACTTGCCCAACCCGGACCCGATCCTCAAGGCCCAAGGCAAGGACATCAAGGTCTATCGCGACCTCCGAAGTGCGGCCCTGGTAGGCGGGAACATCCGTCGTCGCAAGTCGTCGGTACTCGCCCTGGAGCGCGATTTGAAACGTAGCCAGGCGCCGGTACGGGTAGAGCGCTTTGTCCGCGATTGGCTGGCGGACCTTGACCTGGACCGTATCGTTCGCGAGCTGCTCGATGCTGCTCTGTTTGGCTATCAGCCCGTGGAACTGATGTGGAAGCCCGTTGGACTGCACCTGGTCCCCGAAGACTTGCTGGGCAAACCGGCCGAATGGTTCCTCTACGATCAGGACAACCAACTGCGCTTTCGCGCCCGCGATGCTGGCATCCAGGGTGAGCTGTGCGATCCGCAGCGCTTCGTTGTCGCCCGTCAGGACGCCACCTACAACAACCCCTACGGTTTCGCCGACCTTTCCATGTGTTTCTGGCCGGTCGTGTTCATGAAGGGCGGCATGAAATTCTGGGTCCAATTCACCGAGAAGTACGGCAGCCCTTGGCTGATCGGCAAGCATCCACGTGGGGCCTCGACCAAGGAAACCGACGAGCTGCTGGACGCCCTGGAACTGATGGTTCAGGACGCCGTAGCCGTGGTGCCAAACGACTCCAGCGTCGAGATCAAGGAAGCAGCGGGCAAGACCGGTAGTGCCGATGTCTACCGTGAACTGCTGATGTACTGCCGCAGCGAGATCAACGTTGCGCTGCTAGGCCAGAACCAGACGACCGAAGCGACATCCACCCGTGCCAGCGCTCAAGCTGGTTTGGACGTAACAGACGACATCCGCGACGGCGATGCTGGCATCGTTGCCGCAACGCTCAACGCCGCGATCCGCCTGGTGGTCGATCTCAACTTCGGCGAGAACATCGATGCCCCGGTGTATGAACTATGGGAACAGGAGCAGATCGACAAGACCTTGGCCGAGCGCGACAAGTCGCTGACGGATGCTGGCGTCAAGTTCACCAGTGCCTACTGGCAACGCACCTACAACCTGCAGGACGGCGATATTGACACCAGCACCGCCGTGCAACCTGGGCCGGAGTTCGCCGAAGCCACCATGCTACGTCCGGTACTGGACCAGTTGGCGTTAGACCAGGGCATCGACGGCTTGGCTTCTTCGGAACTGCAGCTGCAGGCAGAGCAAGCGTTGCTGCCGGTGATCGAGGCCTTGCAGAAAGGTCGCGACGAAACCGAGATCCTGGGGCTGCTGGCCGAGACTGCCCCGGACCTGGATGCCGAAGCGCTCCAGGCCATGCTGGCCAAGCTACTGTTCATGGCCAACCTGTGGGGCCGACTCAGTGCTGCAGCTGATCGCGAGGACTGATGATGGCCAACGCCAAGCCAGTCAACCCGGCCGATCTCAAGGCTATCTTCGGCCTGGAGCCTGCCGCCGCTATCACCTACCTCACGGGCAAGGGCTATGCGATCACCTGGGACTGGCAGGACATGCTGGACGCAGCCCACAACCAGGCATTCACCGTGGCCAAAGCCATGCGCCTCGACCTGCTGTCGGACATTCGCGAGGCCTTGGAGCGTGTCCAGAAGGAAGGCAAGACGCTGCAGCAGTTCACCAAAGAGCTACAACCCGTCCTCGAGCAGCACGGGTGGTGGGGCAAGCAGGTCCTGGTTGATAGCAAAGGTGAAGCAGAACTGGTGCAGCTGGGCAGCCCACGCCGGCTCAAGACGATCTACCAGACCAATCTCCAGAGCGCCTACATGGCGGGGCGACAAGCAACCATGGAAGAGTCGGTCGAGACCCACCCATACTGGCGCTACATCGCGGTAATGGATGGCAAGACACGGCCCAGTCATGCAGCCCTGAACGGTGTGGTGTACCGGCATGATGATCCGGTGTGGTCCAGTATTTTCCCTCCAAACGGCTTCAACTGCCGATGCCGGGTGACAGCAGTGTCCGAGGCGGCCATGAAACGCCGCAAACTGACATTGCTGTCCAGTGCGGGCAACGTGCGTACCGAGACCGTTGAGGTTGGGGCCAACAAGCGCACGGGGGAAGTGCGCACTGCCGATGTCACCATCGTCAGGGTGCCCGATGCCAACGGCAAGGTACGACAATTCCGCACCGACCCTGGCTTTAACCACAGTCCTGGCGAAGGCTTGGCCGAAGCATTGAAGCGAAAGGAGTCTGCATGATCACCATCGAGCTTGAACACGAACGGGTCCAGCAGGCGCTACGTCGTGTTGAATGGGCAGTCGGCGAGCTGACACCATTGATGCGTGGCATTGCGGCCGAGTTTGCCAGCATCACCGAAGAGAACTTTGAAGATGAGGCACAAGGTGGTGATGCCTGGCCGAAGCTGTCCGATGTCACCACTGGTCGCCGGGAGCAGTCACGAACCTGGCCAGGCAAGATGTTGCAGGTTACTGCAGGTGGGCTGTCTGCCTCGGTGACCACTCAGGCAACGGCTAGCAGCGCGCTGATCGGAAGCAACAAACCTTATGCCGCCATGATGTTCTTCGGCGGTACCCAAGATGAGTTTCCACACCTGTGGGGCGACATTCCGGCCCGACCTTACCTACCCATGGATACCGAAGGCCAGCTCCAGCCTGAAGCTGAGGAAGCCATTCTCAGTCTCGCGTTGGAGCACGTTCACCAAGCGGCTCGTGTATAAGGTCTCAACGCGATGAGCAAGGGCATGGGCTGGCGAAGGGAGAGATGTGCTGGCTAAGCGCGCCATAAAGGCTTTATAAAGCCACTTGGTAGATATTCAGACAGGAGGTTCAAATGCCAGTAGCAGGTTTTCACTCAGAGTGGGTCACCCTTGGAAGGCATCGCGTGCTGTTAGAGTGCCGAGCCAGCTACCCGGACAAGGCGGACCACTTCATCGCGGGAGTTGTTGCAGAGATCATCAATCACAATGGCAGTGGCGACGCTAGGCTGGTCCATGTGTACTACAACGACAAAGCGAGCATTCACCACGTAACGATTGCGTCTACCAACCAAGATGACCTCGCGCTCGGAGACCTCACGACCAAGGTCCTACAGTCTATCTATGGCTCTGGCAATTACGACTGTGACGTCCAGATCATTGAAAGGGGGAACGAGAGTTCCGACCATTATGAGCATATGGAACATCTCAGCGTAGGCGCTGGCTTGGCCGAGGATCGCTGGCAGCACGGCAAGGATTTGCATAACGCCATCTTCGGCGATCGGTAAACGCCCCCCGCGCGGCCTCGATTGGGCCGCGCACTCTACTCCCTCGCAACACCCTTTAAACACGATTAAAAGCCTGAGGCCTTCAGGTTTGTCAGTCTGCACGCATGTTCTCCCTCCAATGCGTGCGGCAGCCCATGAAGCCACTACATATTTTCAAGCCGGGGAAGCACACCGCGATGAGCGGTGCTGACTTCAACTTCAGCGAGTCAGATCTGGCCGCGACGGTACGGGCCTACGATCCTACATTGCACGAGGCACCTCTAGTCCTTGGCCATCCGAAACATGACGCGCCTGCTGCAGGCTGGGTGCAATCGCTCAGCGCCACCGCCGATGGGTTGATTGCCAACCCGTCGCAGGTCGATCCGGCCTTTGCCGACCTAGTGAGCAAGGGCAGCTTCAAGAAGATTTCTGCTTCCTTCTATCACCCGGACTCCCCGAGCAACCCGGCTCCAGGCGTGTACTACCTGCGCCATGTCGGCTTCCTCGGTGCCCAGCCCCCTGCTGTGAAGGGTCTTCGCCCCATCGAGCTGGGCGATGCCGACGAAGGGGTGATCGAGTTCTCCGACTTCGGCCATGAAACCAGCGCGTCACTCTGGCGCCGCCTACGCGACTGGATCATCGGTGAGCGTGGGCTAGAGGTGGCTGACCAGGTCATTCCAGATTGGCAGATCAGCAACCTGATCGAAGTGGCCCATGCCGACGAGTCACGTCCTTCCTTCAGCGAACCCACTCCACCCGCCACAACCGAGGATTCCCCCGTGAAGCCCGAAGAAATTACCGCCATGCGCGAGGAAAACGAGCGCCTCAAGAACCAGGTGCAGCAGCACCAGGAGCAAACCCGCAAGTCTCGGCAGGACGCCACCCACAAAACCAACCTTGCCTTTGCCGAAGGGCTGGTAGGCGAAGGCCGCTTGCTGCCCAAGCACGCCGCCGCCCTGGTCGCGGCCCTGGACTTTGCCGAATCGGTCGACAGCCCGCTGGAGTTCGGTGAAGGTGAAGCCCGCCAGCCCGTCGCCACCGGCTTGAAGGCGATCTTCTCCGACCTGCCCAAGCAGATCGACTTCGCCGAGAAAGCCAGCAAGGAGCGCCAGGGAGGCGGCAGTGCTGTGGTGGACCTGGAGTTCGCCGAGAAGAACACCGACCCCGACCGCCTCGATCTGCACCAGCGCGCCAATGCGCTGGCCGCCGAGAAAAACATCCCCTACGAGTCGGCCGTGCGCCAACTCATCTGATCCGCAGGAGCAACCATGGCAGATCGTTTGAAGCAACTCCGGATCGTTGACCCGGTCCTGACCAACCTGGCGCGCGGCTATCGCAACGCGCAGTTCATCGGTGAGGCGCTGTTCCCTGTTGCCCTGATGGACAAGGAGGCCGGAACCATCCCGCTGTTTGGCAAGGAGGCGTTCGAGGTGTACGACACCGAACGTGCGCTCCGCGCTCAATCCAACATCATGAACCCAGATGATGTTGATGGACTGGACGTAGTCCTGCGAGAGCATGACATCGCCTATCCGGTCGACTATCGCGAGCAGGCTGAGGCCCTGTTCGACGCCCAGGCGCGAGCCTCCCGACGCGTAGTGGATGTCATCGACCTACGGCGTGAGGTTGCCTGCGCCAAGCTTGCGCAGAATCCCAACACGTACCTGCCAGGCGCGAAGGTCACCCTGGCCGGTTCCAGTCAGTGGAGCAACGGTGGTGGTGACCCGGTGGCGGATGTCGAACGTGGCAAGGAAGTCATCCGCAGTCGGATCGGCGTACGCCCCAACACCATGACCATGGGCGCTTCGGTGTACGCCTCGTTGAAGTTCCATCCCAAGCTGCAGGAAGCCTTGGGCAGCAACGAGAGAAAGCTGATCACCTTGGAACACCTCAAGGTGCTGTTCGGTGTCTCGGACATCCACATCGGCGAAGCGCTCGCCAGCGCAGGGACGGTCGGGGATATCTGGAGCGACAGCCTGCAATTGGCCTACGTGACCAAGCCACAAGGTGGTGCTCAGACCAATTACGAAGATCCGAGCTTCGGCTACACCCTGCGTCGTAAAGGCATGCCGGAGATCGACACCTTTGATGGTGCAGGCGGCAAGCTCCATTACGTGCGCAACACGGACATCTATAAGCCCGTCGTAGTGGGCGCCGATGCCGGGTACCTGATCTCCGATATCAACAGCTGAGGTGAGTCATGGCTGCTAAACCCAAACCCGACGACAAGAACCCTGTAAGCGAGCAAAGCCCGGAGCAGAAAGACCTACAGGTGCCCGAAACCCTGCAGCCTCCTGCTACCCCAGCAGACCAACTGAGCGGGCCGACTGGTGGTGAATCAGGGACATTGACGCCTGAGCCGGAACCCGAGGCCAAGCCGGGCAAAGAGCAGTACCTGATCACCAGCCGGAGCGACGTGCTGCATAACGGCGACCTCTACACCGAGGGTGAGCCCCTGTGGCTCGACCAGGACGAAGCCTACCCACTGCTGCGAAACGGCTGCATCAAGCCGAAGGATGGTGCCCGGTGAAAACGAAACAACCTGTACTGACCACATCACTGGTCGCCTTGGTGGATCTGCCACGCCATCGTTTCGCGGGCTTGGACGGTGGCCTTTGCGCCGTTGGTGCCAAGTCCCTGGGGACGGTTGCTGCTGACACCGAAGCCGGTAATACCGCTCCCGTCGATGTCCTGGGCATCTGCCTGGTGAGTGCGGGGGGCGCAATCACTGCCGGTGCCGAAGTCGAGTCCGATGCCTCCGGGCGTGCGGTGACCCGCACCACCGGCAAAGCCAACGGCATCGCCCTGGATGCTGCAGTGGCTGCGGGCGATGTGGTCCGTATCGTGCGCGGTATCTGACCATGCGCTACTGCACCCACCAGGACATCGGGCGTGCGATCCCGGAGCTGACGCTGATCCAGCTGTCGAATGACGACCCTGCCGCCGAGCTGCCCAATGCTGAAGTGATCGAGGACGGCATCCGCCAGGCTGAGGAACTGGTCGACGGCTATCTGCGGGGGCGCTACGAGTTGCCGCTCGACCCAGTGCCGACTGTCCTGCGGGATGCAGTGGTGTATCTCACCCGGCACTGGCTGTATCAGCGCCGGCCGGAGGGCGCTATTCCCGACGCGGTCAAGGACAGCCGCAAGGACACGATCAAGCTGCTGGAGAGCATCCGCGATGGTGTGGTCACCTTGGGCATGCCCAGTGGCCAGGCCGCACCAGAGCCCGGTGAGATCCGCGCTCGCTCACGTCGACAGCAGTTCGGTGATGAGCTGTGGCGAGGTTACCGATGAGCCAGAAGACCCAGACGGCAATGCTCCAGGACGCACTGCTGGCTCGCCTGCAGGAGTCCTTCGCTCGGGAGCTGTCCGTGGAGTTGTTCCCGGAAGCGCCATTGCAGTACCGGCTCAACCATTCTCGGGGCGCGATCCTGGTGGCCTACGGTCGTAGCCGCTTCGGCGACCCCGAAGCCACCGACGCGGTGTTCCAGGAGCGCAACCTGATCTTCCGTCTGACGCTGGTGTTTAAACAGCTCAACGGTAAAGACGGTGTAACCAGCTACCTCGACCGTATCCGCGACCGACTGACGGGATGGTATCCACCGCATTGTGACACCCCGTGCCGTCCACTCACCGAGCAATTCGTGGGGCACGTTCAGGGCGTCTGGCAATACGCCCTGGACATTTCCACCCGTGCCACACAACTGCAGCAGATGGGACCGAAAAGCGGCCCACTGCTGGATCATCCAAGGTTCGAGGAGAACACATGAGTCAGACACGTTACTGCTACAAGGGACCGCCAAGCGGCATTGAGCTGCGTTTGGCTGATGGGAGCACCCTGGCGGTGCAGCTACATCCAGGAAACGCTGTCGAGCTGCCAGCTGATCATGAGTACACCCAAACACTCATCGCGCTGCGCCAGCTGGAACCACTTCCCATCGAGTCAGACACGCGCCGCGCCCGGCCGAAAAAGGAGTCCGAATGAGCGCTAACTACCTTCACGGCATCGAGACCCTTGAGGTCGAGCGCGGTCCACGAGCGATCCGGGTGGTGAAGTCCGCCGTTATCGCTCTGGTGGGCACCGCGCCGACCGGGCCACTCAACACCCTGACGCTGTCACAGACCGACCGCGACGCCGTCCAGTTTGGCCCCGAGCTGGCAGGCTTCAGCATCCCGCAAGCACTCTCGGGCATCTATGACTTCGGTGCGGGTACCGTCCTGGTCGTCAACGTGCTCGACCCTGCGACCCACCGTACCAACGTGGTAGGCCGCGAGCGCACATTTGGGAACAACGACCAGCTGAAGCTGGAACACGGCGCCCTGCAGTCGCTCACCTTGAAGAACAGCGCAGGCGATACCACCTACCAGGCCCCGGCTGACTACACGGCGGACCTGCTCACGGGCCTGGTCACGCGTGTGCCCAGCGGCACGATCCCGGCCAACGCGACGGTGAAAGCCGATTACACCCATGCCGACCCAAGCAAGGTGACACCGGCCGACATCATCGGCGCGGTCAATATAGCCGGGCTGCGCACTGGCCTGAAGGCGTTCGCGGACAGCTACAACCTGCTGGGCTTCTTCCCGAAAATATTCATCGCGCCGGGCTTCTCGTCGCTCAACAGCATCAGCGTGGAGTTGATCGCGGCGGCTGAGCAGATGGGCGGTGTCGCCTACATCGATGCGCCCCTTGGCGCGACTGTGCAGCAGGTCATCGCCGGGCGTGGCCCCAGCGGTGCTATCAACTTCAACACCAGCAGTGATCGTGCCAGGCTCTGCTATCCCCATGTACGTGTCTACGATGCCGCCACCGATGGCGAGCGCCTGGAACCACTGTCGATCCGCGCCGCAGGACTGCGCGCCAAGATCGACAATGACAACGGCTACTGGTGGTCCAGCTCCAACCAGGAGCTGATCGGCGTCATCGGCCTGGAGCGGCCGCTGACGGCGCGTATTGATGATGCTGCCAGCGAGGTCAACCTGCTGAACGAAGTCGGGATCACTACCGTGTTCAACAGCTTCGGCACCGGCTTGCGCTTGTGGGGCAATCGCACGGCGGCATGGCCGACCGTGACCCACATGCGCAACTTCGAGAATGTGCGTCGCACCAAGGATGTGGTGGACGAGTCGATCCGCTATTCGTCGCTGCAGTTCGTTGACCAGCCCATCACTCAGGGCCTGATCGACAGTGTGACCGAGAGCGTGAACCTATTCGGCCGCAAGCTGATCGGGGATAGCGCGCTGTTGGGCTTTGAGTGCTGGTATGACCCTGCGCGCAACCCTCAGACCGAAGTGGCGCTGGGGCACCTGCTGTTCAACTACAAGCTGACCGTGCCCCTGCCTTTCGAGCGCGGCACCTTCGAAACTGAAATCACCGGGGAATACCTGGCCAACTTGAGGGGGGCTGCGTAATGGCTGGCTTCGCCGCACACCGCATTACCAACGCCAACGTTTACCTGGATGGTCGGGACTTCTTCGGCAAGGCCGAGGAGATCGAGCTGGGAATCGTCAAGGCCGTCATGTCCGACCACCAGGGACTGGGCCTGGTCGGACTGATCGAGCTGCCGGACGGCCTGGACAAGCTGGAAGGCAAGATCACCTGGAACAGCTTTTACAAGGAGGCTTCTACCAAGCTGGCGAGTCCGTTCAAGACCATCCAGCTCCAGGTGCGCTCCAACGTCCAAGTGTTCAACAACGGCGGGTTGGTGGACGAATTCCCGCTGGTCACCACCATGACCATCATGCCCAAGGAGTACAGCCTGGGGACCTTCAAGCCCCGCGAGCCGGTGAAACCGGAGACCCCGTTCTCGGCGATCTACGTACGCCAGGTGCTCAACGGTGAGGAGGTCCTGCTGCTTGACTACCTGGCCAACATCTTCAAGGTGAATGGCGAGGATCAGTTGGCCAAGTTCCGGAGGAACATCGGCCAGGCCTGACGGTAGAAAACTGAGCAGGAAATTGCCTAGCCCCGCCATTGTGCGGGGCTTCTTTTTCGGGTACGTATGCTGTTTGCAGGTGAGGCCAAAGGGGCAACACCGCACGCAAGGAGCATGGGATGTTCGAAGACTTCAATACCGATACGATAAACGTCTGCAAGCAAGACGGTCAGAAAATCGAAGGGCTTCAGGCTTCCGTTCAACCTGGCAAGGTCTTCCTAGACCGGGGAGATATCGCAGTGGATGTGGGCGATCTGATTGAGCGAAAGCTGTCAAATGGGACCACAGAGACATATGAAGTCCTTGACCCTGTTTTCTACGAGGCTTTTCATGACATTCCTGCCCACTATCAGATGAGAGTTAAGAAGCTCGGCGTGCCTGAAGCAAAAGCCAGGATTCAGCGCATCACGTACAACATCAGTGGACACAATGCGCGGGTTAACCATGACTCGGTCGATAACTCAACCAACACCGTTACTATAGGTAGCGACCTGCAGGACTATCTCAGCGCCCTTAGGCAAGTGATCTCTACCCTCGAGGATTCAAAACGCAAGGATGCCTCAGAGATCGTGGACGCAGTGGAGGCCAATCTCGCCTCGCCGAAGCCAAGTAAGACTGTGATTTCGACGTTGCTGTCTGCGTTGCCTCACCTCGCTAGTATCAGCACCATCGCCTCAACAATCATCGCATCCCTCTGAGTTTGCTTGGCCCCGTCACCGCACGGGGCCTTCTCTTTAAACCCGATTAAAAGTCGAAGCCGTACCGAGGTGCGATGCTCAGGCCTCTTTTAGATGCCTTCACCACGGAGTCACATATGGCCGATGCACTCAGTTTCACTTTGCTGTTCCCCATCAACACCGCCGCTGGCAACACCCTGACTACGCTGCCCATCAAACGCCTGAAGCGCCGCGAGCTGGGCGAGGCCCAGCGACATGCTCGCGGCGATGAAGCACTGATGGAAGACCACCTGGTCGCCAAAATGCTCGGCATCACATTGGAAGACCTGGGCGAATTCGACATCGCCGACTCGAAGCGGGCCACGGAGTTATTTCGCGAAATGGTGGGCGGCGGAGACCTCGCTGCATTCCTGGGACGAGGCGCTGTTGATGGTGCTGAGGATGCAGCCGTCGGAGATCAGCCGGTTGCCCATGGATGACTACTGGCGCTGGTGCGAGGTTTGCGAGCGGGAGATCAATCGCCGCGTTGAGGCCGCCGAGCAACTGAACCGGCGATAGCCGCGAGCAGACCGGTAGCCAGCCCGATCAGCAAGGCGCCACCCGCCGCAATGGGGGTGGCCACCAGGGCGAGAACCGGCAGGGCGAGGCAGAACGTGAGCAGTGCTGCCCACAGTGGCAGGTTCACCAAGCACAGCCAGGCAAGCCAGAGCGCACCAGTGCCAATGGCCAGTGCATAGAGGGTTTTGCCGGTGCGCAGAGCTACTTTTTCAAACATTCCAGCAGCGTAGCAAACTATGGCCAATGAAGTCCTGGTTGGATTGAAGATCGGTGCCAGCGTGTCCGGCACCCTGCATGCGGCGTTCGGCTCTGCAAAATCCACCGTACAGCAGCTCGGCCGGGCAACAGACAGCTTGACCGCCAAGCAGAAGCTTATCGGCACCGAACTTTCGGCCGCGCTGGCCCGAGGCGGCACCGGTATCGAGCGTATGCGCCGTCAGTATGACCAGGTCGGGCGCAGCATCGAGCAACTGAAGGTTAAGCAAGAGCGCTTGAATGCCAGCATCGCCCGAGGGGAAACACTGAAATCCGCTCGTGGAGAGTTGCGTGGCCAGGCTATGGAAACCATTGGTACAGGGGCGGCTTTAGGTGCTCCAGTAGTCCAGTCAATGCGCACCGCCATTGACTTCAAGGATCAGACCAACGACATCGCGATCACAGGTGATTTCGACAACGCCCAGGAAAAACAACTGGGCGATGTGATGCGTGGCGCCGCCCTGAAGTGGAACCAGACGCAGACTGAAGTGGCCAAGGGGAATGCGGTACTCATTGCTGGGGGTATCTCCAATGCGAAGGAGCTAGAAGCGTATACGCCAGTGATGGCCAAGACTGCGACGGCGACCAGGGCAAGCATGGACGATCTGGGAGCAGTCGCCATTGCCCTGAAGGACAACCTGGGAATTAGTGCTGCGGGTCTTGAACGGTCAATGAACATGCTCGCGCATGCTGGCAAAAGCGGCCAATTCGAGCTGGCCGATATGGCGAAGTGGCTCCCCCAACTGACGCCCCAGTTTGCAGCTCTTGGAGTGACTGGTGAACGTGCTGTCGCAGAGATTGGGGCCTCTCTTCAGATTGCCCGTAGAGGTGCTGGAAGCAACGACGAAGCGGCCAACAACTTCAAGAACTTCCTTTCCAAGCTGACTGCGCCAGAGACGCTTAAGTCGTTTAAGAAAGCCGGCATCGATCTGCAGGGTTCTATGACCAATCTCGTCCGTCAGGGCTTTTCTCCAGCAGAGGCGATGGTCAAGATCTTGACCAAGCACCTCGGAATGAAGGCCCCTGCTGCGGCGGCTGACTACCAGAAAGCTTTGGCTATCACTGACGAGCAAGAGCGCAAGATTGCACTCTCACGCCTGGATGAAGCGTACAAGCTGGGCGAGCTGTTCGCAGATATGCAAGTGCTGTCGTTTATACGACCCGCCCTGGCAAATCAGGCTGACTTGGCGAGCATCCAGAAAGGAAGTAAGGATGCGGCAGATCAGGGCGTTCTAGATAAAGACTGGAACAGACGGATGGAAAGTCCAAAAGAGCAGCTGAAGCGAGTTGGCGTTAACCTCTCGGATATTGGTATCTCTGTTGGCGAAGCACTGTTACCGGCCCTGCTTGATGTCACCAAAGCTCTTGTTCCTGTCATGCAGTCGTTCTCTGCTTGGGCGACTGAGAACCCAGCGATAATCAAAGGTACTATCGGTCTCGTCGGTGGGCTTCTGGCCGGGAAGCTGGCTTTCATCGGCTTGGCCTATGGCATCAACTTGGCGATTTCACCGATTGTAGGGATGGGCACCGTAATCAAGGGGTTGTCCGCAAAATGGACCTTGCTGCATGCCATGTGGCAAATGGGCAAGTTCGCTCCCCTGATCACCGGGCTGACCCGCATAGGGTCGGGGCTGGCCAGTGTGCTGCGCTTCAGCGGCCTGTTCCTGCGCGGCATCGGGATGGCGCTCGGCGCTCCGCTCATGATGGCCGCACGCGGTGTATTGATGTTGGGCAAAGTCCTGGGCGGCACCTTATTGTTCGGGCTCAGGCTTGCAGGCCAGGCGGTACTCTGGCTCGGCCGCGCACTATTGATGAACCCCATCGGCTTATTGGTGACGGGCATTGCCTTGAGTGCATACCTGATCTATCGCTACTGGGAACCGATCAAGGGCTTTTTCAGCGGCTTGTGGAGTGAAATCAAAGCCGGTTTCAACGGTGGCCTGGCCGGCATCGTTGGACTGATCGTGAACTTCTCCCCATTGGGCCTTTTCTATCGTGCCTTCAGCGGTGTCATGAGCTACTTCGGGGTTGAGCTGCCAGCCAAGTTCAGCGAGTTTGGCGGCATGATCATCAGTGGCCTGGTCAACGGAATCGGCAACGCGCTTTCCAGTGCCAAGGAATCGATTGTAGCTGTCGGGACCTCGATCAAGACCTGGTTCACCGAGACACTTGGCATCCAATCGCCCAGCCGCGTCTTTATGGGCTACGGGGCCAACATCAGTGAAGGCGCGGCCATCGGTATCGCCGATCAGTCAGGCCTGGTACGCCGAGCGGCATTGGATATGGCCAATGGCTCGGCCGTAGACCTCGCAGCACCCAGGATGCGCCCCCCAAGTCCCGAGTCGGTATCGCTGGCCAGCAGGATGAGCCCATCCGCTCCAGGCCAGGCCGGTCCTGCAGGTGACTTGGTTGTCCATTATTCACCGGTTTTCCAGATGCCAGCAGGTGCTGCGGGCCAGGCGCTGGATCAAACCCTGCGCAGCAGCTACGCCGAGTTTGTACGGTTCATGGAGCGCTTCGAGCATGACCGTCGGCGCCGCAGCTACGGACCTGAAAACGGAGGAGCAGCTTAATGTTCGCGCTTCTGGGCGATATCGAATTCACCGTCTCGGGTGGCCTTACAGGCATGGAGCTCCGCACAACCGCGGACTGGGCCGAGCACGCACGGATTCAAGGCAAGCCGTTGCTGCAGTGGGTAGGTGAAGGGTTGGACGAGCTTAACCTGACTATTGAGCTGCACCCGATGTTGGGCGATCCAGATAAACGATGGCGAGCGCTGCATGACGCCAAGCGCAAGCATGAGCCGTTGGCGTTGGTGCTAGGCAACGGTGACTACCTGGGACCTCAGGTAGTCACCGAGCTCAGCCAGCAAAATCGCCGTCGATCAGCCACTGGACAACTCACCTCGGCGACTGTGCAGCTCTCACTTCGAGAGTACACCGGGGCGTTCACACGCAAGGTGCTGCCTACCCCAGGCTTGATCAGTCCAGTCTTGAGCGGGACCAATGCTGCCGGGGCCGGCTCGCCAGGGCTGCTGTCCAAGTTCATGCCTGCACCGAGCACAACTCAATTGGCCATCGGGTACGCGAAGTCGGCCGGTAATATCCTGCAGGCGGGGAAGAACCTTTATGACCAGGTGAAGAGTGGCAACGCCTCGATGGTTCTGGCCCAAGTGCCACAACTCCTGGGAGTGACCTCGCGTGCTATCGAACCCCTGCAGAGCATGACCGCTGTGGCAGGCCTGCTCCAGGATGGATCGGACTTAGCCAGGCTCGGAGAGGATGTGCTGGGTAGCGTCAACGGCGCGAGGTCCAACCTGAGCCCCGTCGACCTCGGGAACATCGTCGAACGCTTCACCGCCTCCCGGGACAACCTCGATCAGGCGCTGGTGACGATGGACGGGGCCGGCACCCGCCTGGCAGGCCTGGCCGCCCAGGTACTCACCAGGAGAGCTTGATGTTCATCCCTCACGTGACCACTGAAGGTGAGCGCTGGGACCAGCTGGCCTGGCGTTACTACGGAAACGCTCACCGCTACCTCCCGATCGTTCAGGCCAACCCACATGTTCCATTGCACGGCGCGCTACCGTCTGGCCTGACATTGGCCATTCCGGTACTTGAGCCACAACCCGCCACTGAGGACCTTCCCCCATGGATGCGTTGACACCCCAGCAGGTGCCTGAAGCGCGCTTCGTGCTGAGCTATCAGCATCGCAACATCACCCACGACATCAGCTTGCATCTGGTGTCGCTCACGTACTCGGATTATCTCACCGGCCAAGCCGACAGCCTGGAGGTCGAACTGGAGGACAGCGAGGGCAAATGGGTTGATGCTTGGTATCCAGGCCATGGGGATCTGTTGACCCTGGCGATGGGGTGGCAAGGTCGGCCTTTGCGGACTCTCGGCAACTTCGAGATCGATGAGGTGGAGCTGAATGCGCCACCCTCGACGGTGAGCATTCGCGCCTTGGGCGCTGGCATCCAGTCCGCGCTGCGCACAACGGAGCACCGTGCCTACGAGAACATGACCCTGGACGCAGTGGCCAAGCAGATTGCTGCTCGTCAGGGGCTTGAACTGGTGGGCCGCATCGAGCCGATCAAGCTGGACCGCCTCACTCAACAGGAGTCAGACCTCGCTTTCCTGCGCAACCTCGCCGGTGAGTACGACTATGCCTTCAAGGTGGTGGGGAAACGCCTTGTGTTCCATGCCATCAGCGACTTGGCTAAAGGGAGGCCGGTAGCCAGCCTGGCGCTCCGGGACCTGGCCAGCGTGCACTTGCGTGATCAGATCACTGTTGTGCCCAAGAAGGTCGAGGTGAAGCACAAGGATCCGGCCAAGAAGCAGCTGGTCTCCTATGACATCGTCAACGGTGAAACCGTGGCTGTGCCCAGCAGTTCGAGCAAGGCGACCACCAGTGCGGACACCAAGAAGCAGCGCAAGCGAGCAGCTTCTGAGGAGGTGGCCAAGGCGAAGGCCAAGGCGGACCTGGCCAGGGCCAACCGCGAGCGAACGACCGGCGGATGGACCGCGATGGGTCGACCTGAGTTGGTCAGCGGGAATGTCATCACGCTCGTGGCGGCCGGGAAGCTTGGCGGTGACTACTTGATCACCGCCGCCCACCATCGCGTCACCCGCAGTGGCGGTTACACCGTAGATCAAGAGGGATGCCGCGTAGGGGCGTCCTCGATCTCGCTGCTCAAAGACAGCATCAAACCCGACCTGGCGCTGTCGAGCTACGGTCCACAGCGTGAGGTGATCGCCTGATGAGTGTCGAACTGGAATACGGCGAGGTGAGTGCCGTGGACTACCTGACTTGCCGTATCCGCGTACGGCTGGATGACCGTGATGGCGTCGAGAGCTACTGGCTCAACGTCCCGCAGCGCAACTCCCAAGGCACCAAGCGCCGTCCGTTGATGCCGGAGATCGGTGAACAGGTTGCAGTGATCTTGGACAGAGACGGTGTTGGGGGCGTGTGCCTGGGGGGAATTTACTCAACAGCTGAACCACCGCCAGTTGTTGACCAGGACACCGACTACGTACGGTACAGCGATGGAACGGTGGTCAGCTATGACCGGGTTGCTGGGGTGATGACGCTGGATAGCGTCGGCGAGCTGAAGGTTAGGTGCTCTAGGAACATAACGCTGGAGGTTGGGCACCCTCTAGTGGTGAAGGCGCCAGCGGCAACCTTGGAGATTCTGCAGGTTACGTTGAAGGGCAACCTGCAGGTAGACGGCAACATCAACGCCACTGGGACCATTCTGGACGTTGGTGGGAACTCAAACCACCATACCCATTAGTTCAGGACTTAGGCTGGTCTCGCTTCGCGATGGCTTTTAATGCTCCCGCCGGTAGGTTTTGGAAGCGCTCAGCTATTACCTTAGGCCGATGGATACGCTCCTCAACAATCAGGTTGATCATGTCGAACATGACACCTACATGCTCGGGGCTCTCCTCCAAAGATATCTCCCCAGGATGGACTGCGTTGTTGCCCGTTATTCTCACATAGTCCAGTGCTTGCTGGATCTGCTGGTCCAGGCCCGCCTTTACGAGCACCGCGATGTCGTCATTGATGTTCTTGCCGCTTCCACCAAGATGAACACAAAGCTTCTGAAGGCATAAACGTAGCAGTGCTGCTGCTCCCCTTGGGGATTGGCCGGCAATCTCCCGTGCCTCTACATAATCGCTTTTACACTCATCGGGCATGTCCTGATGAGCTGTAGGTGCTGTGACGGAGGACGGCTCGATCATACGACCTCTCGGCGATTCGTCGTCATCCGCATCGGCATCAGCCAGATTGCACCAGAGGCTGCTCTGTCCACAGTGGTGACAAATGCCAAACCAGAGCGAGTGCGGTACAAAGCCTCGTTGACCATGCGTATAGAGTTGACTCCAATGAACAGGTGCAAGGACCTCACAAAACATGCAGGTAAACGCCTTCAGTTTAAACGCAGGTGACACATACTTGGCCATGTGCTGATGCCTCCATGTAGTTCGAGAAACGGAGCATATCTCAGTGGTGATGTCTTTAAACCCGATTAAAAGTCTCCGCGCTCAGGGTTCTACATTATGAGTGCATGACGACACCCAATTCCTATACCGAGATCACAGCCGCTCACTGGCAACCCACCCTTGGCAAAGCTGGTGAGGTCGTCGCAGGTCTGCGAGACATCGACCAGGCCATCCGCATCATCCTGACCACTCCAAAGGGAAGCGATGCCCACCGACCGGAGTTTGGTAGCGACCTCCACCTCTATATCGACTGGCCCCATAACCGCGTCACTCCTTACCTGGTACGTGAAACCGTCGAGGCAATCCGTCGATGGGAGGTGCGCGTATCGGTCGTCCAAGTGCAAGTATTGATCGACGGTGCGCATATCACCCTGCGCGTGATCTGGCGGGTCGCTGACGGGGTGGCACAGATCACCGAGGTGCCGTATGCGTAGTCTACCGAGACCCGAGTTCGTCAAGATCGACCCGGCGGGAGTCGAAGCCGATCTGATCGCACGCTACGAAGAGAAGTCGGGCAAGACGCTCTATCCAGCCCAGGTGGAACGGCTATTCATCGACCTGATCGCTTACGCCAAGTCGCGCCTGGATATGTCGATTCAGCACGCTGGGGAGCAGCTCCTGGTGCGCTTCGCTACTGGGCCGATTCTGGACTACCTCGGCGAGCTGGTCGCAACACCCAGGCTTCTCGCACAGCCAGCTCGATGCCAACTGCGCTTCAGCATTCCCGCCGCCCGGACGCAAGCGCTGCCCGTACCAGCTGGGACACGGGTGAGCACCCAGGATGGCAAGTTGACCTTCACGTCCGATGAACCTGTGTCGATTGCCCCAGGTCAGCTTCAAATCACCGTGTCCGCCACCTGCCTGACTGCAGGAGTTCAGGGCAATGGCTGGATGCCTGGCCAGATCAATGTAATCAGCAACAGCCCGCTGGCCAGTCTGGTCGCCAGCAATATCTCGGAAGCGGCAGAAGGTGCCGAGGATGAAGATGATGGCCGCTATCGCGAACGGATCATCTTGGCACCAGAAGCCTTCAGTAACGCGGGCAGCCGTGGCGCCTATCGCTACCATGCGCTCGCGGTTCATCAGTCGATCATTGATGTAGCAGTACATGGACCTGACGACGGCCAACAAGACGGCCATGTAGCACTGTACCCATTGACCAACGCAGGCCTTCCGTCAGTCGAGCTGCTGGAGCAGGTGAAGAGCCGCGTGAGTGGAGAGAAGGTTCGGCCGCTCTGTGACACAGTCCACGCTCTTGCCCCGGTGGAAGTCGGCTACACAATCAAAGCCCGGTTGACCTTCTACGATACCGCCGAACAGGGCGAGGCTCTGGCAGCGGCGCAACTAGCGGCGGAACGTTTCGCCGCCGACCGACGAGCCAAACTCGGCCAGGACCTTGTACGCGAGCAGCTGATCGCCACCCTGCAGGTCGAAGGAGTGTATCGCGCAGACCTGGAGCTGCCTGCTGCTTTTCGCGAGCTGCTGGGCAACGAATGGGCCAACTGCACAGCTATCCAGCTGATTCCGGCGGGGGTGGCCATTGGCTAAACAGCAGTTGCCGCCCGCACTTGCTGGCGATGAACGCTTCGCCATGCTGTGCGAACTCCTAGACGAAAGCCTGGCTGAGGTCGGCCTGGACGCGATGTTGGTTTATCTGGTTGACCTAGTTAGACCCAACCTGCTGCCAGTGCTGGCAGATCAGTTCTCGATGCTCGACGAAGCTGCATGGTTGCTGGCTGAGTCGGTGGATGCCCGCCGCAACCTCATCAAGAACGCTGCAGAACTGCATCGCTACAAAGGCACGCCTTGGGCAATCCGAGAGGTCATTCGCTTGCTTGGTTTCGGCGAGGTCCGGCTGCAGGAGGGCCTTGGCAGCCAAGTGCACGACGGCACGATCCTTCGAGATGGATCGCATGTGCACGGCGACCCCAGCTCCTGGCCACTCTATCGGGTGTTCCTGGAGCGCTCGATCACCAACGACCAAGCTGCCCTGGTGCGGCGCTTACTTCTCTCCGTCGCCCCGGCACGCTGTCGTCTGGTGTCGCTCGACTACTCCGCTGTCGCGATACGGCACAACGGCTTTGCCAGGCGCGATGGCAGTTACAACCATGGGAGCACCTGATAAATGGCTGACTTGCCAGAAACCGCCGAGTGGACACCCGGCATCTATCAATTCGAGACCTCTGACCCCGTACTAGGAGGGCCTGAAGGGATCGACAACCGTCCCAGCAAGCAGCTGGCCAACCGCACAGTCTGGCTCAAGCAGCGCATTGCCAGTATGGAATCGGGTGAAATCGTCGCAGGCAAAGCGAGTGTACTCGCAGTGGCACGCACGATTGCCATTACGGGAGACGCCAGCTGGTCTGTGTCATTCAATGGTGGTGGAAACGTCACGGCAGCTCTTACCTTGGCCAACAGTGGAGTCGCTGCGGGGACCTACGGGAAGGTCTCGGTCAACGCAAAAGGCCTGGTGGTGGCGGGATCAGCGTTGGGCGCAGCCGACATCCCGAACCTCGACTGGTCAAAGATCACCTCTGGCAAGCCAGATACCCTCGCTGGATACGGGGTCACCATAGCCGACCAGGCGCTCGCTGAGGCAGGTACCGATAACATCCGGCCAATGACCGCTCTGCGGGTATTTCAGGCTATTGCCAAGGTCGTGGCTCAAGCCAGCGAGTCGACGTTTGGCTGGGCGAAGGTGGCGACGCAGGCTGAAGTCCTGGTTGGAGCGGATGATTCACGGTTTGTCACGCCGAAGAAACTACGCTGGGGATTCGCAACCAGCCTTACCCCTAATGGCTACATTGTCTTCCCCTCATGGCTTGGAGGACTGATTTTTCAGTGGGTGACGAACAACCAGGTCGGGGAAAATATCTCAGCGCCACTGCCTATAGCCTTTCCAAATGCATGCCTGTTCGCAGTGGTGAACATGCAGAGTGACAACGGCGCAGCCGTAGTTCTGATAAGAACAAAAACTGAGTTGGCCGGCAGTGCTCTTCTTGGATCCACCAACGCAACGGGCACCAACACATACAACTGGTTTTCCATTGGATACTGACGAGGTGATCGAGTGAAACGCTTCTACAGCCCTACGACGGGGTGCACATACCTTGAGAGTATCCACACGGAGATCCCTGATGATGCTGTCTACATCACTGAAGAGCGCTTTACGACAGTGATCGCAAACCCTGCGTTGGGGAAGGTGCGCGACCATGACAACCAAGGCCTTCCTGTCCTACGCGACCCTCTCCCGGCTACGGGTACGGACCTGGCAGAAGAGGAGCGTAGGTGGAGGGACAGTGAGCTGATCTCGGTTGCTTGGCTACGTGATCGCCACCGGGACCAGCTTGACGTCGGCGTGAAACCGACGCTTTCGGCAGAACAGTTCACGGAACTGTTGTCGTACATGCAGATACTACGCGACTGGCCAACGGCACCGGGGTTCCCGGCTAGGGAGCACCGCCCGCAGCCGCTGGCGTGGGTTGCCGAGCAGTTGCAACAAAAATGACAGGGTGGTTCGAGCGCCAGGTAACGTAGGGGATACAATTCTTTTGCATGGATTGCAAAGAGCGAGGATCGTGGTTTTCTCAGTTTCTAGGCCGCGTTTTCTCGCGCGGCATCACATAGGGATGACCATGGACCGACACACCCCCACCCCAGAGAACCCCTGGCTGGCCCTGCGCAACCTCACCCCGGCGCGCATCGCCCTCGGCCGCACCGGCATCAGCCTGCCCACCGGCGCCCAGCTGGACTTCCAGTTCGCCCATGCCCAGGCCCGCGATGCCGTGCATCTGCCATTCGACCATGTCGGCCTGCGCCAGCAACTCGGCGAGCGCGGCCGCGACAGCCTGCTGCTGCACAGCGCCGCCAGCGACCGCCACCAGTACCTGCAACGCCCGGATCTTGGCCGGCGCCTGCATGAGGACTCGGCCCAGCGCCTGCGCGAGCACGCCCAGGCCAACCCCGGCGGCGTCGACCTGGCGATCGTCGTCGCCGATGGGCTGTCGGCGCTGGCCGTGCACCGCCACACCCTGCCCTTCCTGAGCCGTTTCGAGGAGCAGGCCGCCGCCGATGGCTGGAGCAGCGCTCCGGTGATCCTGGTGGAGCAAGGCCGGGTCGCGGTGGCCGACGAAGTGGGCGAACTGCTTGGCGCGCGCATGACCGTCATGTTGATCGGCGAACGCCCAGGCCTGAGTTCACCCGACAGCCTGGGGCTGTACTTCACCTACGCGCCCAAGGTCGGCCTGACCGATGCCTACCGCAACTGCATCTCCAACGTGCGCCTGGAAGGGCTGAGCTACGGCCTGGCCGCCCACCGCCTGCTGTACCTGATGCGCGAGGCGTGCAGGCGTCAGCTGTCGGGGGTGAATCTGAAGGACGAAGCGGAGGTCCACAGCATCGACAGTGAAGAATCCGCCGGCAAAAACGGAAACTTCCTACTCGGCGAAGGGTAA